GTCTTTACCTTGATGCAGAAGGTAGGCCCCGGCGACCAGGCAAAGTTTCTGGACGGCTTGAATGTGCTCTCGCTGACGCTTTCACGATTGCAGCGCGTGGATCTACAGGCGAAGCGGGTCGAGGTTGACACTCGCAAATTGAAGCTGCTGGAAGATCGGGAAAAGGCCGCGCGGAAAAGGGTTGACCAAGCTACTCAGTCCGCCGCAAAGAAAGGCACCGGGCAGTTCTCTATCGAGGACATCAACCTCCTCCGCGAGCGCACCTTTGGTTTGCCGCCACTGGTGATCGCTCATGATTGAGGTCCTAGATCACGAGATCAAGTTGCCGGCCGTTCTGCAGATGCGGCCGTATCAGCAGCGGTGGATAGACGACGACGCGCGCTTCAAGTTCATGGTGAAGTGCGCACGCATCGGCATTTCCTTCGCCACCGGGTACCGGCGAGATGAAATCGCCATGAGGATACCGGGGCGCACAACAACCGTCCTCTCAGCATCGAAGGCGCAATCGGTAGAGTTCGTAGAGACCTGCGCAAAACTCTGCCAGCTCATGGGGGGCACGGCCCAGCACTTCGCGAATGAAGACTTCATCGACTCGCTTGGCCGTATAGAGGCGATTCAGAGCAGAGTCACTTTCCCGAACGGAAGCCGCATCATTGCTCTGCCGGCCAATCCGCGCACGGCCCGCGGCTATCCGGGCGACGCGGTGCTCGACGAGTTCGCGCACCATGAAGACAGCTATGCGATCTACGCAGCCGTCTTCCGCCAGGTCGCGTTGGGTAACTCGCTCGAAGTCTTCTCCACTGCAAATGGGGAGCAGGGCAAGTTTTTCGATATCGCTCGCAACCTCGGACTTGAGATGGGCGTTCCGCCTTCGGATCTTCCAGTCCAAAAGGATGGCTGGTCTGGACATTGGATTGACGTTCACAAGGCCGTCGCTGAAGGCTGTCCGATCGACATCGAGACGATGCAGAGAGGTCTGAACGACGACGACACCTGGAATCAGGAGTTTTGCTGCGTATTCCTCAAGTCCACTGGCTCGTGGCTTGTTCTGCCGTTGATCGCCGCCTGCGAAGACACTCGCACCGAAGCTAAGCTTATCCATCTCGATCCAAACGCTGGGACTCAAATCGATCTCGAAGGCTTCCAGCCGCGCGGACCGTTATCACTAGGCATCGATGTGGGCCGCGATCACGACGCCACCTGCGCCTGGCTGGATGAAAAGATCGGTGACGTGGCCTGGACACGCGGCGTCTTCTGGCTGCATGGCATCACGTTCCCCAATCAGTACAGAATTCTGAATCCGATAGCCCGTATGTGCCAGCGCGTCGCGATCGATAAGACCGGCATGGGCTCCGGACTCTACGACATGCTCAATGAGACTAACGCCGGTCGCATGATGGGTGTGAACTTTGGCGGCACAAACGATGATGGCGTTCGCATGAAGATAGACCTGGCGATCCGCATCAAGACGCGCTTCGAACAGGGACGGGTGCGAATCCCGTTTGACACCCAGATCCGCGCCGAGCTGCAGGCGATCAAGCGCCACGCTACATCGAGTGGCGTCACATTTGACGCGCCGCGCATCGAGGTGGACACGGCAGTCGCCGGCGGCGAAAAGAAGAAAGTTGGAGTCCACTCTGACGCATTCTGGGCCAAAGCTCTCGCGGATCTGGCAGGGGACGGCGGCTCATGCGTGCTGACCGGCGTCCAGACGCCGGCAAACCCAACTTCTTACTCGCAAATGAAGGGATACCTCTGATGGCCGACGCAAAGATTCCTGCCGTTCCACCGCTTCCGCCCAAGGGCGAGATGATCTCGTCCACCAGCCTTTACCTCCAGCAGATCTCGCTCTACCGCAATACGCTGGCCTTCGGCGGCACGCGCAACCCCACATCGATCTGGGCGGCCATGACCTATAACCAGCCGGAGACGATGGCCTACTATCGCGAGCTGGAAGACAAAGACGAGGACGTGGCCAACTGCCTGGACACGCTCAAACTCAGCGTTCTGGAACGGGATCGCAGCGTGCTTCCCGCGCCGCGCGACGAATCTTCGCAAGCCCAGGACGTTAAGGAGTTTGTTGAGGAGCAGCTCGGCCGGCTCGACTTTCACGCCGTGCTGGACTGCATCCTGGATGCGCCGGGCTATGGTTTTTCCGTACAGGAGATGATCTTCGACTCCTCGGAGGGCCAGGCGGAGCTGTTGGACATCAACGACTGCCCGCAGGAACTCTTCCTCTTCGGCGACCGTTTCTATCCGCAGGTGGGTAACCTGCAATTGCTCGACAATCCTTGGGCATCCACGGGCACCCAGATGCCCGAACAAAAGTTTCTGATCTTCAGCTACCGCAAGCGCAGCCGCAACCGGATGGGCCGTCCGTTGCTCAAGGCGGTCTTTTGGCCAAGCTGGTTCAAGCGGAACATTCAGCGTCTCTGGATGCAGTACGCCGAAAAAGGGCCGGGCACCGCCGTGGTGCATTACAACGACGCGGACAACGCCTCGGAACGCCAGATGGCTGTCGATATTGCCCAGGCTCTCGTGGACAATGTCGCCGTCGCCGTTCCCAAGGGTTTTGAGTTTGAGGCGGAACTCTTGAAGATTGCACGCGCCCAGGACCCCAAGGTCCACGAAAACTATTTCAAGGCCATGCAGTATTCCATCGCCCGCCGGGTGATGGGCGAAACGCTGACCAGCTTCGGCAACGAGGGCGGGGGAGGCTCCAAAGCCCAGGGCGAGACGCACGCCGATACGCTGGATAAACGCAGCGTGGAGCTGTGCCGCAGTCTCCAGAGCGTCATCAACGATCAACTCATCAAGCCTCTGGTGCTGTGGAACTTCGGCCCCAAGGCCCCGATGCCGATTTGGCAATTTGATCTGGAAGAGGCTGAGGATCTTGAGCTCGCGCTCACCGTGGACTCCGGCCTGATGCGCATGGGCAAGAAGTTCACCGTCGGCTACGTCTCCGACCGTTACGACCGGCCTCTGACTCCGGGCGAGACGGAAGATCAGGAGCTGGTGCCGAACGCGGCCGCGCCGTCCGTGGCGCTCACGGATCGTTCCAGCGCAACCTTTGCGGAGAATCCCGCGAGGCAAGCAGATTGGTCTGCAAGCCGCCGGAGATCAAGGGCATTGGCCGCAAAGCCCTCCGGGAATCTTCTTGCGTGGGCAGAAGCATCCACTCCGCGATTGATGAGCGCGAAACAGAACGTGATCCAGTTTGCGGAGCGCCAGGCAGAAGCGCAGTTGCATGAGGAGATGGCGCAATACGACAAGCTCTTCGCGCAGTTGCAGGGCGAAGCCAAAGGTATCTTCGCCCAGCGCGTGCGCGAGATCGCCGCGACGGCCGTGCCGCCGAAAGCTGGGTTATGACGCTGCACTCTCAAAACGCGGAGCAAGTGCGCCTCGGCGATCTTCTTGCCACACACCTGGCCGCGGCAAACCTGCTGGGGCGGCTGCACGTCGCCAAGGTCGGCCTGGTCAAACTGGGCCGTCCCATACGCCTGGCCACCAACTCGCGGCTGAAGAACTTTGCGGAAGATGACGCCCAGGGCGACACCCTGAATGTCGGCTTCAGCTTCGAGCTGCCTCCGGTCGGCGCTGTCGAGTATCTGCGCAACCTGACGCCGGTGACGCGCAATCTCTTCGACGGCCTGACGAGCCAGTACCGCAATGATGCCATCACGGTGGCAGGGGTCAGCGATCAGCGGTTGATTACGAAGATCCGCGACACCCTGGCCGAGACGCTGGCCAAGGGTGGAACGGCGGCCGAGTTCCACAAAGCTGTGGAGGGAATGACGACTGAGGCCGGCGTAGAGAAACTGGCGGCCTTCGAACTGGACACCGTCTTCCAGACCAACGCGGGCAAAGCCTACAGCGCAGGCCGGCTGGAGCAGATGAAAGACCCAGGGCTGATGGAGGATCTCCCTTACTGGCAATACTGGACGGTCGGAGATCTGCGCGTGAGACCCGCGCACGCGTCTCTCGACGGCTTCTGCGCGCGCGCCATCGATCCGGTATGGCTCAAGATTTATCCGCCCAGCGGTTTCAACTGCCGCTGCTCGGTGATCCCCATACTTCCCGAGGATGCGCCTGAGGGAAGTGACGAAGGCGGCATGGAAAGATTGCCGTTATTGGCGCGGCTGGGAGTACCCGAGCCGGGCTTCCACACGCTGTCTGGAGTGTAAGTAATCCAGGTTGCACAGCTCTCACAGTTATCGCACGGGCCGGCGATGCGGCCCGATAAGGTGGCTTCATGGCGAACGCGCTCACGAAGACAGTAGATGGCAAGCCGCTCGAGGCGGATCAATTTGCCTACGTCGGAGATCCAGCGGAGATCGAGAGCTGGCATTTGCCCATCGACAAGGATCACATCGAATCAGCGCTGAAACTCTTCGGCCACGAGAAGCATGTGCCGGCCGCCGCCAAGGCAGCCACTGCCCGCAAAATCGCTGCGAAGGCGAAGGATGCGGGCCTGGACACAACCGATTTCCGCCAGACCTATCTCTCCAGCGTGGAACACGGCGAAGCGCCGCGGCCCTGGATTGAGATCTTCCGCGCTGGCGATTACTCCAAGGCCGGCAAGGGAGTCATCACAGCAGCCGATCTGAGCCGCGTGGTGCGCAATTACGATCCCACTTATCACGAAGCTCCCGAGACGCTCGGCCATCGTGCAGACGATCAGCCTGCTTACGGATGGATCGATGCATTGACGCTCGACGGCGACACACTGCTGGCCAGGGAAAAAGAGGTCGATCCCAAGTTTGACGAGGCGCGCAGAGCTGGCAAATTCAAGAAGCGCTCGGCTGCATTTTATTGCGACGATGCCGGCCAGGTTACCGGCCTGCGGCATCTCGCCTGGCTGGGAGCAGGCATCCCTGAAATTAAGGGATTGCAAGACGTTGCATTCAACGATCACGGATCGAAGTTCATCGAGGTGGACTTCGGGGAGGATGACACAGTGGCAGAACCGAAAACCGTAGCCGAGCAGATCAAGGCATATTTCGCCGAAATTTTTAGCGGAAACGCCCAGCCAAAGACTTTCAGCGAAGACGATGCCAGGCGCATCGCCACCGAGGCTGCCACCGCGGCCGCGGCTCCGCTCCAGGCGAAAGTTACCGCTCTGGAAACCGAGCTGAAGGACCAAACCAAGAAATTCGCGGAGCGCGAAACAGCCATTGCTGGCGGCGAAGTGAAACAGCGCGCCGTCGCGGCCATTGCCAAACTCAAGAATGCGGGCAAGTGGATTCCAGCCTTCGACAAACAGGGCCTCGGCCCGGTCTTCGAGGAGCTGGCCAAGTCCAGCGCGACCGTTGAGTTTGGCGAAGGCGTGGAGAAGAAGACGGTCTCCCCGCTGGAGACGCTGGTGCTCTTTCTGGAAGGTCTGCCGAAGATCGTTCCTGGCGGACGGCTCATTGACGGCGCTCCGGCTGGGCGTGGGCAGACCTCAAGCGGCGATCCGCTGACCAATGCGGCACGCGCGCGGGAGAAGGAAAAGAAGATCTCCTTCAGTGAAGCGCTGTCGGAGGTCGCGGAAGAGCATCCCGAGTTGACGGTGGCCGGCGGTTCTACGGGCGGCCAAGTCTAGGCGTTCGGTCTCAACCACGGCAAGGATGGAGCGGCATCTGGAAAATGGCTGAGCGGCCGCTATTCGCTCGGCACACTTCAAACGGCCCAGGAGGGCGCAAATGGCAAACATCAACACTGAAACGAAGGGGCCGAAGGGCGTCCAGATCAAGGAAAGCCTGATCCCCGGCGGCTCGTCCGGCTTTACTCGCGGACTGGCCGTTGTCTATGGCACGGATGTCAATCATGCCGCCGTGGCCAGCGTCGCCAACTCCGCTTGCATCGGCATCATCGAAGAAGGTGCTGTCTCTACCACCGAGGCAATCTCGGTGATCGAGCATGGCCAGGCGGTGGCCCAGGTTGGCGCCGCCATTGCTTCCGCGCCGCTGGCCCTCACCAACAACGCCACGGGGCAGCTTGTACCGGCTACCGTCGGCCAGACTGTGGTGGCAATCGCCTTGGAAACAGCGCCCAACGCGGGGGATTATATCTGCGTTTTCGTTCCCGGACTCTTCGGCCTGGTGGCGGCAATCGCCTAACTAACTTTTTCGCCAGGCGTTCGGCGATGAGCTAAGCGCCTGGCAACGCACTGAAACCGAAATCGACCCGCGCAAGCGGCAGGAGGATGTAAATGGGCGGCTATGTTGGAACGATGCCGGCTGGGGCTCTGAATGTGGCGTTGTCGAACTTCGCCAAGGAGTTCCGCAACAACGCCTTAGTTGGCGAAATCTTTGCCCCGCGCGTACCTGTGGCGCGGCAGTCTTTCCAGTACGTCGTATGGAATCGCGACGACTTCAAGCTGCCCGGCTCCACGCTCCGCGCTCCAGGCGACGAGCCGCAGACGGTGCGGCGCAGCTATTCCACCGCTCCCTACATGGCGACGTCTCACGCCCTCCAGGGCGAAGTACCTTTCGAGAGCGAGAGTTACGGCCTCGGCCTGGGATTCTCCACGCGGAAGCAGCTCACCGCACAGCTCATCAAGCAGATCAACCTCGACAGGGAGGTAGCGACTGCCAAGCTGCTGCTGAGCGAGACCAACTTCCCCAATTACATCGATCTGAGTGCGGGATTGAATAACCAGTGGGACAAGTATCCCGCGGTTCCCGGCGAGGGAACCGATGGCTCTCACCCGATCGTGCAGGTCGAGGCGGCCAAGGCGATTCTGCGCCAAGCGGGGGTCCAGGATGCCGATATGGGTCTGCTCCTGAGCGACCCGGTTGTGGTCGCCCTGCAGAACCATCCGGACATCATCAACCGCTTCAAATACACCACGCCCGGCTCCATCTCCCTGGATCAGCTCTCGCAGGTCTTCCGCGTGAAGTGCATCCAGGGCAGCGCCATCCTGCTCAACCGGCAGAATGTGGCCTCTTGGGTTTGGGGCAGCAACGCCTTCCTGGGCTACGCGCAAGCCGCGCCCACGCAAGACGATGTGTCCTGCGCCAAGACCTTCGTCTGGACGGGCGGAACCGATGGCAACGGCGCCACCATTGCCGCTCCGCCCTCGACCGTGGACGGATACGGCGTTCTCGAATGGATCGATCCACACCTGGCCAAAAAGAAGTATTGGCAGAGCGTGGATTGGTACTACGACCTGCGCGCCACCGCGCAGGAAACGGGTATCCCCCTGCTCAACGCGCTGAGCGTCGCTCCCACCATGGGCGCGATCCCCGGCGACGTAGAAGGCTAACCAGCAGTCAACCGCATAGGGCGCGCGCTACCAGCGCGCGCCCTATGCAAGTCAGCAAATCGCCAGGAGAAATCGCATGGCAGCCAAGAAACAGAAATCTTACAAAGCGCTCAGCAGCTTCCTTTTCGGTCATCGCGTGGTCACTGCAAACTCCGAGCAGCCGTTCACCGAAGCCGAGGCCAAAACTCTGATCGAGCGCGGCGTCATCAAGGAAGTCCAGGAAAAGAATTAGCCGCATGGCCTACGCAACCCAAGCCGATCTCGTCCCCCTTCGCATGACGGCGAAGGATCTGACTGAGCTGACCGACGACGACAATACTGGCGAGATCTGCGCCACGACGGTCACGGCGGCGCTGGAAGAGGCATCGGGCCGCGTGGAAAGCTACTGCCGGATGCGCTATGTCACGCCGCTCCAGCAATCAGACGACGTGAAGGCGCTCACCCTGGACATCGCTGTCTACCTGCTTTTTAGCCGGCGGCGCGAGACGGCCATTGGCGAGACGGTGCAGCAGCGCTTTGACCAGGCGATTGCCTTTCTCAAAGACATCGCAGCGGCCAAGGCCTCGCTCGATCAGCCATCCACGGCTCTCCAGCCGCAGACCTCGCTGGGCGGCCCAACGATCTCCAGCAAAGATCATCACCTGCGCTTCAGCGACAAACATATCGAGGGTTTTGTATGAGCGCGGAAGTTATCCAGATCGACGACAGCACCGTGAGAGTCGCCCTGGGGAAGTTCCGCCTCTCGCTCGCTCAGAAGGACGATCTGATGTTTGAGATCGGCGCGGCCATGCTGGTGTCGATTCGGCGCACCTTCCGCGAGCAAGGCTCTCCGGCCAAATCCTGGATGCCGCTGGCTCCTTCGACCATCGCAAGCAATCCCAAAAAGTACGGCGCCGGTCACCAGCTCCTGATCGACAAGGGCACACTGCTCAATTCCATCGGCTTCCACACCGAGCCAGGCAGCGTCGTGCTTGGAACCAATCTCAAGTACGCGGCCGTGCATCAGTTCGGCTCGCGTGATCGCGGCGGCGTAGGCCTCGGCCCGCGCACCAAGGCGATGCAGGAATCCGTGGTCAATGTTGCGCAGCACGGCTTTGCGCGCCTCTCGGCATCTTTAGGCAAAGGCCGCTTGGGAAACCGAGTGCGCAATGTTCGCGGACCGCGCGATCAGGTTCATGGG